GGTGTGCTTGTGAAATACGCTCTCATTGATACTGCCAACACGTTCTTCCGTGCCCGACATATCGCAAGTCGTAACAGCGATACGTGGGAGAAGATTGGTATGGCATTACATCTATCGTTGTCTAGTGTCAATCAAGTTGTTCGCAAGTATGGCATCGATCACGTTGTATTTTGTCTTGAGGGCAGATCGTGGCGTAAGGATGTGTATCCGCAATATAAGGCACATCGTAAAGTTGCCGAGCAAGCATTGACCGAAAGTGAAGCAGAAGAGAATCGTATGTTTTGGGAAACCTACGATATGTTTACAACCTTCTTGCGTGAGAAAACGAACACCTCTGTATTACGCCATGAACGTGCTGAGGCAGATGACCTTATCGCAAGATTCATACATCTGCATCCCAACGACGAACATTATATCATCAGCAGCGATACCGATTATGTGCAATTGATTGCTACGAACGTCAAACAATATAATGGCGTTGCCAATCAGTTGATTACCCTTGAAGGTTATTTTGATGACAAGGGTAAGCCTGTCAAGGATAAAAAGACTAAGGAGCCTAAACTACTTGGTGATCCGCAGTTCCATCTATTTGAGAAGATCATGCGTGGTGACGCAGGTGACAATGTGTTCAGCGCATATCCCGGCGTTCGCACTAAGGGTAGCAAGAACAAGGTCGGTCTTATCGAAGCATACGCTGATCGTACTAAGCAGGGCTTCAACTGGAACAACATGATGTTGCAACGTTGGGCAGACCCCGATGGTGTCGAGTATCGTGTCAAGGACTTGTATGAGCGCAACAAGTTACTAATTGACTTGACGGCACAGCCTGACGAGATCAAGGATCTTGTTGATGTTGCTATCACTACTGGTGTGCGTATCAAGACTACGCCACAAGTTGGTATACACTTTATGAAATTTTGCGGCAAGTATGAACTCAACAAGGTTAGTGAGCAGGCTGAAACTTACGCTAAATGGTTGAACGCGCCATATACCGGACAATATAAAGATATCGCAATGGAGGTTGCATGACTGAGTTAGTTGCTAAACCTATCATCAAAGACCAATATTGGGTCGTTACTGATGGAGAAAAGAAAGTAGGAAACGTGATGGCTAATAGTGCAGGATATGAAGTTATCCTAAATGGTAGCACACTTCAATTCAATAATACAAAGGATATCAGAAAGCAGACTAAGATTACTTTTCAACCCTTGAAGAGTAACAAAACTAAGGCTGAGGTCCCTTATCCAGAATATCCAACTACCAGCAAGACTTATAATAACATTTTCGATATCAAGCGTAAATTACACTTGTTTACTAAAACCACTAAAAGCAAGTGCTATCATGCTGCAGGATGGTTCATCATCGACCAAAATGGACAAAAACAAGCAATTTTCTGCCCTAAATACATCTTTATTCAGCGATATCCCTATGAGGGCCCGTTTAAAACTGAAACCGAAGCAAATAGTCTACTAAATAATTGAATGATTCATGTCAAGCGTTTTTTGGACAAGGTCAGTTTAGCGGAGAGTAAGCAGACAAAAGATATAGTGATACCGGTCATAGAGGCACGTGGTCTCCGTGACGAAATATCAAAACTACTGTCAGACTTACACGAACTGAATAGTAAAAAGAATGGTGAACAAGAAATCATAAAAGTCGAGATCACAGGCGGTAAGTTTAAATGAGTAGAACACAGCCAAAAGTCATACTAGAACACGTAGACAAAACTACTTACAAATGCGATCAGATCGTAGAGGCTAGTGGTATTTGGGCTGTGTTTTATGATAATCAGCCTATCAATCTAAAAAGCAGTCACTATCTAGCAAACGAGGCTGCACCTAAATATAAAAAGACCAGTTTCAGTAATCCAGGTCATGCTAGAAATCTCTGTCGCAAACTAAACACTCTTTTCAAAACAGATAAGTTTAGCGTGGTTTTTATGAACCAAGGACGACAGGTTTATCCAGATGAATAATCTTGATAAAAAGCATTATAATGAAATTCTTTACAAACACCTAAAAGACAAACTAGAACCTACAGTTGAACCTAGTAAGTTATATAAAAAGTTCTGGTTTACAGGTCGTAGCACGAAAAATCTAAGACTGTCTGAAGAAGGCAAAAAAGCCTTTGATATGTTAGATTTAGAATTTTTTGAATTTCATTTGAATACGACAACTGAAAGATTTCCTTACCATATAGTAAACATTGGTAAGAAACTCAAAACTCCTTTTTATATAGGATTTAGAAACCGCTATTATAAATCAGCATATATACGTATCTACGACAGCAAAATTGCCATGCTTATAACTTTATATGGTAGTTTTGACGAATATCTAAACAGCATAAAAAAATGAAAAAACCTATAGTGCTAACTGAAGTTGAGCAAGAAAAAAAGTTACATCTACCTAACGAATTTTATTCACATCTTATCACACATGCTTATCTATATCTTCAGCCCAACGGTTGGTTCAATGACCATCCTGCTGACGAAGAAGGTGTCACGCCATGGATGACATTTCCTGCAATCGCGTTCCTAAAAAACATTATCAGTAAACAAAATAGAGTATTAGAATATGGTTGCGGCTATAGCACACTATTCTTTAGCCAACGCGCAGGTGAGACAGTTAGCGTAGAGCATGATCAAGACTGGTACAACATCGCAAAAGACAAAGCTCCTAATGCTAGAATTCATTTAGTAAATCAAGGTGCACAGCTTCATCCTGGTGCCATCGAAATATTTGACGTTTTCAACAGATATTTTCCCGAGATCCACAGCGATAATATTGAACATGATTTACAACATGGAATGTTGAATAGAGAATTTGCAGGTTATGCTAGCACAATATACCATTATCCTAAAGGACATTTTGATGTTATCGTATTAGATGGTATGGCTAGATTATTGACAGGTATTATGGCAGTTGAAAGAATTGCTGAAAATGGAATAATTATTTTAGATAATAGCGACCGTTGGCAATATAATTTGTTACAAAAGTATTTGGCAGATGAAGGTTACAAGCGCATCGATTTTTGGGGACCGGGCTTCAACAACCATAAAGCCTGGTGTACAAGCATATATGGCAAAAATATGCCATTCAATAATAATGATATTGAAAGACCTATAAAACAAGGAGATTTGTTTGTATGAGTGAAGAGAAGAAAAACATAATCGCTGACATACTAGCCCGAAAAAAGGCACAGCAGCAGGGTCATAAATCTGGTTTCAACCCAAACCAAGGAAAAAACATGAAAAGTCAAGTGGGTAGCAAGGGTCCTAGCGTCATGAGGAAGCAGGGACGCGGTAGTTGACATTCATATAGAAATGTGTTAATATCTGTATATCTGTTGCTAATATAGGATTTACAGATGAAAAAGTTATGTGCATTATCCGCCCTCACTCTAACAGCATGTGGCGGTGGCGGTGGTTCGACCCCGCAAAATACTTCTATTAGTTCGACACCCAGTTCAGTAGCAGTCCCGGAACCTGTATATTATCAGGAAGTAAAAAATGCTATCCCAAGTCTAGCAACATACTATAAAAGTTTGCCTTGCGGCAGGTCTGCAAACGTATATCTCATGCCCAGCATAGATGCTAATAATGATAAGCGTAAAGATTTATTGGCCATGCTGTGGTGTGAAAATGCTAATACTGTTACACACAACAATCCAGGTACTAATTTAGTTGTCAGTCTTATACAAAACAACGATGGTACTTTTAGATTGGGCAATCAAGAGTTGTTCGGCAAAGACATTATAAATTTGCATGGTAATCTAGGCGAACATAACGATGCTGCTGTAGGCGATTTCAATAATGACGGCAGACAGGATATCGCACTATCTCCTACATTAGAAGATGGTAGATATTTTGTTGTATACGCAGATGGCGGTAATAACTGGGATAGTCATCCAGTAGTTATTTTGAGCCAGCCTGACGGCACTTATAAATTTGAGCAGTTACCTTATAAGGGTACACTTAGTTCTGTTATTGTTATTAGAGAAAACAACGTTGATAAAATAGCGATCTCAGAATACATATGGTCTTATGAAAATCAAAAGTGGGTTGGTACTCCAGCCAATACTAAAAATCACTTTATTGATACTACTACGCAATATTTTGATAACAATCTTGTAACCCAAGTATTTGATGGTAAAGTCATGGGTTTAGAAGTAGGCCCAGTAAACAATAATACGTTTATTAGAAAACATTTTTACGAGATTTCGTCGCTACGTACTGTAAAAATTTATGGTAGCAACGTTGTAGGTGATCAGGACTTTTCACTTACTACGATTGACGGTGTTGATTGGGTAATGCCTGCGATTCCAACTAGTTGCAGTATACCAGTAGGCAACGGAGAAATTTTATACTTTGTAGATTTTCAAGGTATCAAGTTATCAGAAAAATATAATGGACAAAAACTTGAATGGACTATACCAGGAAAAAATGGTAATGTAACTTGGGACAATTATTATACCAAGGTATTAGGTTTTAGAATATCGGGTAATAAAATTACAAGGTTAGATACCACTGCTTTCAATACAGAATATAAAACTACTTATGGGTTATCATGCACAGATGTAAATGCCGATAATCAAAAAGATTTGATTTTATATCGCTGGGGCCATAATCAAGAAAAGTCTGCGATTTGGCTCAACAAAAATTCTACTTTTACTGAGGTCCCTGCTAACAAGATTCCTAATATTAGTACAATTTATGGCGGACACCATAGTCTTATCACTGATTTGGACGGTGATAATAAGGCTGAGATTATCTATACTCCCGGGCTAGGCTATAAGAGCGATTATGCCGGAAATCACGATGATTATCAGGTTTATAGAGCAAAAGATCCTTTATAAATCAATAACTTACGTGAGGCTTGACATTGAATAGGTTTGGGCGTATTATATTAACATACTGAATTGACGGAGATTATTATGACTACTGCGATCTATAACGAGTTGACCGATGTTGAGAAGCGTCAGGTTCGCATGTTTGGTTGCACCGAACAGCAGATGCGTGAAGCGGTCGAAGAAAGTTTTACTTTCCGCTTCAGTGGTCCTGCTATGATGGCTATGAGCCTGATGAGCGATGCGCAGGAAGAAATTCTGCGTGACATGAGCGAGGATGCGCGTCAGACACTCAATCGCGCCAAGTGGATTCTTTCTACCTACTGCATGGAGAACAAGTAAAATGGCTAATAAAAGTTTGACACAGGTTGCTGATACACTTTCTACGATTGGCTATGTGATTAGCATGGAAGGTGAAGATATTGCCAGCGAAGACCTTTATTCCTACGCAAGCGAACTTGAAAATAGTATTGCTGCCTTATTGGCTAAGGCTAAGCAGAAAGAAAATGAATCAGTCTAACGAGCCTACTGAAGATACATTGGCTACAGCCCGTGTTGTAGCCACTGCTATCATTTTTATTATCG